TGAAGGAGAACTCAAAGCATGGGTTCAATCTAAAATTACAAAAGCAGCAGACTACATTGATACTGCAGCAGATTATATGACTAATGAGGCAGCAGGTGAAAAGGATGCTTGCTACAAAAAAGTTAAATCTCGTTATTCTGTATGGCCTTCTGCTTACGCCTCAGGTGCTTTGGTCAAGTGTCGTAAAGTCGGTGCTGCTAACTGGGGAAACAAAACTAAAAAAGAAGGTTTTGAACCAGAAGCAAAAGAAGGTATTACTTTCCAACAGTTCCAAGAAAAGTGCTGGAAGGGATATGAGAAGAAAGGCATGAAGACAATGTTTGGTAAGAGATATCCAAACTGTGTGAAAAAAGAAGAGGTTGAGATTAGTGAGATTCATTCACAAGCACATACTCCTCATGAAGTTCCATCAAAAAACCTCAAAAAACTAGTAAGTAAAGCGGTTAAAAGAATTGATACTGATGTAGACGGTGACACCGATCATAATGATAAAGCAAAAGGAGAACTTGGAGAATTTATTCCTGGAGTAGGTAATAAAAGACTTTTTAGTACAACTAGAACGAAAACTGCGAAAGAAGATGTAGACTTAGATCAGATGCAGAAAGATGCCATTGCTAATCGTGATAGAGCAGCAAAGGCAAAGAAGAATACTGTAACCAGAGGTTCTGCTGCTTTTGCCGCTGCTAAGGTTGCAGATGACGTAAAGAAGGCAGCAAGAACTGGTCCCCAACAACATAAAGGACCCAGAACTGGTGTGAAAATAATTGAAAAACCAGCACCAACGCACACAAAAACTGGTGCAAGTCGTGTTGAGTCCTATGAGATTGACGCAAAAAAGCATAGAGCCGCCCAAAGGGATGCGAAGATTGGCAACTTAGCCAGAAACACTTCTAATCCTGGAGAAAAAGCAGCTGCTGAGAAGAAGTCAAAAGGACCAAAGATGTTTGGTGAAGATTGGCAGAAAGTCAATAAGTCTGATAAGACTGATGGCATGAGTCAGAAAGCAGTAAATGCTTATCGTCGTGAGAATCCAGGTTCTAAGTTAAAGACTGCTGTAACTGGTGATCCAAAACCAGGTAGCAAAGATGCAAAGCGTCGTAAGTCTTTCTGTTCTAGATCAGATGGACAAAGAAAGATGCATAATATTGATTGCTCTAAGACACCAGACAAAGCAATCTGTAAAGCCCGTCGTCGTTGGAAGTGCTAATGAAAAACTTTAAGCAATTTTTATCAGAAAGTATCACTATTAATGGTGATTTTAATGGAACTCTAACATATGGTGGTTCTCCTGCATCAGAACAAACACAGGAATCTTTTTTTGCTGATATTGTTTTTGAAGGAAAACTTTACCGTCTAGAAATTGAAGGTAAAATAATGAATAAAAGTGATCTAACAGAACATATACAGGGAGAATATCCTGGTGCAATAGTTCATAACATTTATCCAGATCATATTCAACCAAATAAGATTAAAAATTCACAAAGATATCAACCAGAAAGATTAACTTGGGGTGACTAATACTAATGGCTCAGTGGAATAAAAATAATCAGGACTACCTGAATCAGGAGAGAACTCTCTTTGAGGTTTTCATGTGTGCCGATAGATATGGCAATATTGGAAACTGTGGAGTCACTACTGGTGCTGGTAGTGGTGGGTATGATGCTTTTGGACGTTCCAGAGTATCTGAACCATTTACACTTGCAGATTATTCTCATCAGTATGGATTGAATGAAGAGATTCTTAGTAAAAAAGTTGGAACTGCATCAACAGTAGAATATCTCCAAAACAAAGCAGCAGCATCTCTTGTAGTAGGGACCGGAAATACAGATTATGTGATACATCAATCAAGAATGTATCACCATTATATGCCTGGTAAGTCTCAGTTTGCGCTTTCTAGTTTCAACTTTCAAGATTTCAGAGAGAACACCGTAAAGAGAACTGGATACTTTGATGATAGAAATGGTGTCTTTGTTCAGCAAGAAGGTAATGGAACAGTCTCTATCGTAAGAAGAGACTATACTTCTGGAATCGCATCTGATACCATAATCAATCAGTCTAGTTGGAATTTAGACAAACTTGATGGAACAACTCAATCTGGTGTTGATTTAGATTTCACCAAAACCCAGTTATTCGCAACAGATTTTCAGTGGTTGGGTGTTGGTAGAGTTCGTTGTGGATTTGTTATTGGTGGTAGTCTAATTTATTGCCACGAATTTAATCATTCCAATATAGAAGAACATGTCTATTGGAGTCAACCATCACTTCCAATTAGATGTGAAGTAAGAAATACTGATACTGCTGTTGGTATCACATCAATGCAGCAGATTTGTTCTACTGTATTAAGTGAAGGTGGTTACGAAGAGAGTGGTTTTGAATTCTCAGTTGGAGTAACAACTGCTATTTCTCTTCCTGGTTCCAATAGTGCGCCAAATCATGTCAAATGTGTTATGGCAATTAGAGCAAAGGATACGATTAATGGATATCCAAATAGAACTACAATTCGTCTTACAGATTTAGAAATTCTCTCCACATCAGCACCCTGTAAGTTTGATATTTATAGAATGCCAAATAACTCCAATATTACTGGTGGAACTTGGGTAGATTTTGATGGAGATTACTCTGGTGTTCAGTATAATACTAGCATCGGAACTAACTTTAATTTGACGGGTGCGTATTCTAAAACAACTGGATATCTCGCAGCAAACAATCCATCAGGTAAACAGGCATCTGGCAATATAAGTTTATCTCCATCATCTGCAAAAAAATCTTATATTGCTCAGAATATAGATAGTGATGATAGCAATATTTTTGCTATTGTTGTTAGAAATTTGACAACAAATACTGCAAATGACATTTATGTTTCAATTCAGTGGAGAGAAACTAGGTAGTTAAATTATTATGAGTGAACAGTATCTTGGTAATCCTAATCTAAAAAAGGCAAACCAATCTATATCATGGACTAAGGATCAAATCCTTGAATTTGTCCGCTGTAAAGAAGATCCAGTATATTTTGCGAGACGATATATTAAAATCGTTTCTCTTGATGAGGGACTTGTCCCATTCAACATGTATGAGTTTCAAGAAAAACTGATACGTAACTTCCATGAGAACAGATTTAATATATGCAAGATGCCTCGCCAAACAGGTAAGTCTACTACTTGTGTATCATATCTTCTACACTACGCTGTTTTTAACGATAATGTTAACATCGCCATCCTAGCAAACAAGGCATCAACTGCGCGTGACTTGCTTGGAAGATTACAACTGGCATACGAGAACTTGCCTTCTTGGATGCAACAGGGTATTATATCCTGGAACAAAGGATCACTAGAACTAGAAAATGGCTCAAAAATTTCGGCAAACTCTACTTCTTCATCTGCTGTCCGTGGTGGATCGTACAATGTCATCTTTCTTGACGAGTTCGCTTTCATCCCGAACCACATCGCTGATGACTTCTTTGCCTCTGTTTATCCTACTATTTCTTCTGGTCAAAGCACCAAGGTAATTATCGTATCAACGCCACGCGGTATGAATCATTTCTACCGTATGTGGCATGATTCTGAAAAGGGTAAGAATGAGTATATCCCAACTGATGTTCATTGGTCAGAGGTTCCTGGTAGAGACCAGGTTTGGAGAGAACAGACAATTGCCAACACTTCTGAACAGCAGTTCAAGGTTGAGTTTGAGTGTGAATTCCTAGGATCTGTTAATACACTTATCAATCCAGCGAAGTTAAAAAATCTTGTTTATGAAGACCCAGTTCAAAGAAATGCAGGTTTGGATATCTACAAGAAGTCCGAGCCAGAACATAACTACCTTCTTACTGTTGACGTTGCTCGTGGTCTGGGGAATGACTATAGTGCATTTGTCGTCTTTGATATTACAAACTTCCCATATCAAGTAGTTGCAAAGTATAGGAACAATGAAATCAAACCGATGTTGTTCCCAAATATTATTCAACAAACAGCAAAGAATTATTATGATGCTTGGGTTCTAGTAGAAGTCAATGATATTGGAGAGCAAGTAGCAAGTATTCTCCATTATGACTTAGAGTATGAGAATATGTTGATGGCTGCTA